CCTGGCGCCCCCCTCACCACGGCTAGTAAAGGCCCGACGTAAAACTCTGCACAATTTTTCATAAGGGCCTTGACATGCCGCTAAAAGCGGAGATTTCCGCACATGATTTGCAGGAAATCACCGGGTATTCGCGGCAGCGCATCGAGCAATTAGTGAAATCCGGCGTGATTTCGAAGATTGGTCGCGGCGTCTATCCGCACCCTGACGCTATTCGGGCGATCATCTCCAACCTTGGGGATGTTGCAGCGGGTCGCGGAGGCGAGGAAGAACAGGCGGACCTTGCGAAAGAGCGCGCTTTACTGGCCCGCGAGCAGCGCGTTGGCTATTCGCTCAAGAACGCGGCGATGCGGCACGACTTGGTCGAAGCCTCCGCTGTTGAGCGCGAGTGGGCGTCTATCCTGAGTGAAATCCGAGGCCGGATGTTGGCTTTGCCGACTGACGTTGCGCAATTACTGCCGCACCTGACGCGGCACGACATCGAGACGGTGGACCGAAGCGTGAGAGATGCGCTCGACGAGGCGTCAAAGGGTGAGTGACTCTCTTGCGCGCGTCCGCGTCAATGCGCTGCGGCGGCTAAAGCCTCCGCCGCGCGTCCAGCTTTCACTCTGGATCGAAGAAAACATGCGGCTGCCGGAAGGCGTGGCCGCGAAGACCGGCCCCGTTCGGCTTTGGCCGTTTCAGAAAGGGATTGCCGACGCGATTTCGTCGCCTGCGATTGAGCGCGTTACGGTTCGGAAATCGGCGCGCGTCGGGTATTCGACGCTGTTGACGGGGGCGCTGGCGTCATTCATCGCTAATGACCCGTCCCCGCTGCTGCTTTTGCTCCCGACCGAGGACGATTGCCGCGATTATGTCGTTTCCGACATGGAGCCGATCTTTGAGGCCACGCCGGCCGTCTGCGGCGCTTTGTCGAGCGATCTGGACGAAACGGGCCGCAACACCATCCGCCACCGGAAGTTCGCCGGGGGCTCCCTAAAGATCGTCGCGGCCAAATCGCCGCGCAACCTACGCCGCCACACCGTTCGAATTCTTCTGATCGATGAAGAAGACGGAATGGAGGTGACGAGCGAAGGCGACCCGGTCGATCTGGCGATCAAGCGCACGATGACCTTCCCGAACAGGAAGATCGTCAGGGGCTCGACGCCGGTCGATTTGGAAACCTCGACCATTTGCCGCGAGTATGAGGCGAGCGACCGCCGCATTTATGAAATCCGCTGCGTCGAATGCCAGGAATTTTCGGAGCCCGAATGGGGGCAGATTCGCTGGGATAAAGGAAAGCCCGAAACGGCGCGATGGGCCTGCCCGAAATGTGGCGCGCTCATTGACGAGCGGTTCAAGTTGCAGATGGTCGCGGATGGCCAATGGCGCGCGACGCGGCCTGAAATTGTCGGACATGCCGGCTTCAAGCTGAACACGTTGATTTCGCCGCACTTTAACGCCTCTTGGGGGAAGTTGGCGGCGGAATTCATTCAGGTCTGCGACGATCCTGACCGGCTTCGCACTTTTAAAAACACCATCCTCGGCGACCCATGGTCCGAGACGATCGACCCGATCGACCCGGAAGAGCTTTTCGAGCGCGTCGAGCCGTTTGGGTTGTCTGTGCTGGATGCGTCGGGCGAACGGCTTGGCATCCCTGCCGAGGTTTTGATCTTGACAGCGGGCGTTGACGTCCAAGACGACCGCCTTGAATGCGCCGTCTACGGATGGAGCCGCGCCGGCACGATCTACGCCCTTGGGCATTTCGTATTGTGGGGGTCGCCGGGCGAGCCGCACGTCTGGCGTGAGCTTGATGAACTTCTGGGGACCCGATGGTCTCACCCGCTCGGCGGGAAAATCGGCGTTGACGCAACTGCGGTCGATGCGGGCGATGGCGGATGGGTCGATCAGGTTTACGAGTTCTGTTGGCCGCGCGCACGCCGCAACATCATGGCCATCAAGGGCATGTGGGGCAACCGCCCCGTCATTGAAGCGTCAAAAGGCAAAGTCGCCAAAGGGACGCTCCCCGGCAAGGGGCGCTTGTGGGTTGTCGGCGTCGATACCGTCAAGTCGGCGCTGCTGGTTCGCCTGTCGCGCCATCGCGAGACGGTTCGCTTTTCGAAGACCTTGCCGCTGAATTGGTTCGAGCAGCTTCTGTCCGAGCGCCGCGTGGTCAAGATGATCGGCGGCAAGCCGGTCCGTAAGTTCGAGCGCATCGGCGCGCAGGCGGCGGAAGCCCTTGACTGCACAGTCTACGCCATCGCCGCGCATTCGGTCGCCTCTCACATCGATCTCGACAATCGCGAAGCCGCTTTGAAAGGCGACCCCGGCAAGCCGCGCCGGACGCTGTCGGATATGGCGCGCAGTTTTAACGGAGGCTCCTGATGGCTGATAAATCCGAACACGAAACCCTCGCTGAATTCTTGCGCGGGCAGGCGGCGTCCGGCGATTTCGCCCATGACCGCGAACGCTTCGTGCGCGCCGCCGATTTGCTTCAGGCCGCTGCCGAGGCCGCCCAGCCCCCCGCCGCTCCCGCCACCGAAGACACGCCCATCACACCCGCTCCCGACGCCAAGGTTCCGGCCTGATGGGCGACGCAACCACGGCGCAGGCCAATCTCGCGTCCGCCGAGCAGGCCTATCACGACATCATGACGACGGGCGGCGTCGTCCGCCTGCGCCATGGCGACAAGTGGACTGAATTCTCCAAGGCGAACGTGGCTTTGCTCGCCGGCTACATCCGCGACCTGAAAGGCCAGCTTGGCCTTCCCGGCGCGCGTCCCAGAGGCCGCAGGGTGGCATTCTGACCATGACCTCGCCGATATCGTCCATCCTCGGCCCCGACGGCGCGCCTGTCCTGCGCGCTCCCGCCGCCCGCGCGTCGGCCTATGGCGCGTGGGGCATGGGCCGGGCCTATCATGGCGCGTCGCTGACCGATCCGGACCTTCAATCGTGGTCGCCCTATAATCCGGCGCCGCAGGTCGCCATCGCCGCCGACCGCACTGTGCTTTCGGCGCGTATCCACGATCTGGCGCGCAATGACGGGTGGGCATCGGGCGGCGTCGCGCGCGTCGTCGACGCGGTCATCGGCTCGAACTGGCGGCTGTCGTCCAAGCCCAACGCTCGCGCGCTCGGCATCGACGAGGACGCCGCCGCCGATCTGGCGGCCAATATCGAGACGCAATGGCGGCTGTGGGCGGAAAACATCGATTTCGCCTGCGACGCGGGCGAGCGGCTCAATTGGGGCGGTCTGCTGGCGCTGGGCTTCCGGCATCGCATCTGGGATGGCGAGGCCATCGCGCAAATCCAGTGGATTCCGCGCTCCTACGCTTATTCGACGGCGGTCCAGATCATCCATCCGGACCGGCTGTCGAACCGCAACAATATGCCCGACAGCTATCTGCTGCGCGGCGGCGTCGAGGTTGGCGAGCGCGGCGAACCGCTGGCTTATTGGTTTCGCGGCGCCCATCCCGGCGAAGCCTATTTCGCCAATCTGAAAATATGGACCTGGGAGCGTGTTGCGCGCCGCACGGCCTGGGGCCGTCCGCAGGTCGCGCACGCATTCGAGCCGCAGGCGGCGGGGCAGTTTCGCGGCGTCTCGCCGCTGGCGCCGATCCTGAAGAAAATCAGGATGCTCGGCAAATATGACGAGGCGGAGTTGCAGGCGGCGGTGCTGAACGCCGTGCTGGCGGCTTTCGTGACATCGCCGCTCGACGCCGAACAGTTAGCCGAGTCTATGTCGGACGGCCTGTCCGCCTATCAGGAAAGCCGCCTCGACTGGCACGAAAAGGCTCCGATCAGCCTTCAGGGCGTCAAGATCAATTTTCTGGCGGCAGGCGAAGACGTCAAGCTCACCAACCCGAACCACCCGAATTCGGTTTTCGACAGCTTCGAGCGGACGGTGCTGCGCAACATCGCGACGGCCATCGGCGTCAGTTACGAGCAATTGTCGATGGATTGGAGTCAGGTCAATTATTCCTCGGCGCGCGCGGCGCTGGTCGAAATCTGGCGCGGGTTCACGGCGCGGAAAGACAATTTCGCGGCGCAATTCGCGCAGCCGATATACGCGGCGTGGCTTGAAGAGGCCATCGACCGGGGTGACGTGAAATTACCGAAGGGCGCCCCATCCTTTTACGAGGCCAAGACTGCCTATTGCGCTGGCAAATGGGTCGGCCCGCCGCGCGGCTGGGTCGATCCGCAGAAGGAAGCCCTTGCGGCTCTCACCCGCATGGACGGCGGCCTTTCGACGCTTGAGGACGAATGCGCCGAACAGGGCAAGGATTGGGTTGACGTGTTGGCGCAGCAGGCGCGCGAGCATAAGGAGCGCGAGCGCCTCGGCCTGCCGCCACTGATCCCGCAACAGGCGGCCAAGCAGCTTGCGGCGGTCCCCGCCGAGGCGGGCGACGACAAGCCGCAGCCGGGAAACAAGCCGGGCGACAAGAACAAGGCGGCGCCACAATGACCACGGTTTTTCGCATCGCGTCGCTGGTCTTCAACCAGCCGCTGCTGGTCGATCCAACGGCGGCGATCACATTGGCGTCGGGCCTCGCCGACCGGTTCGGCATTGAGCCGCTGGCCGAGGTCGACGCCTCGCGCTTCGTCGGCAAACCATCCGGCCCGCGTGGCGAGGATGGGCGCACCATCCCGATGTATCGCGAACAGAACGGCGTGGCGCTGATCGGCGTGCTCGGCGAGCTGGTCAATCGCGGCGCGTGGATCGGCGCTTCATCGGGTCTGACCTCCTACGAGGGGATCGACGCGCAACTGGCGGCGGCGGAAGACCCCGCCATCCGCGCGGTTATTCTCGACATGAACACGCCGGGCGGTTCGGCCTCCGGCGCCATGGAGACGGCGGCCAAGGTGCGGGCGCTCGCGGCCAAAAAGCCGGTTTACGCTTTCGTCAACGGGCAGGCGGCTTCGGCGGGTTACGCCATCGCCTCCGGCGCGACCCGGATCGTCACGACGCCGTCGGGCGTCCTCGGCTCGATTGGCGTCGTCTGGATGCACCTCGACCGATCCGCCCAGGTGGAAAAATCCGGCGTCAAGCCGACGCTTTTGACCGCCGGCGCCTACAAGGCGGACGGCCACCCGCTTTCGGCGCTGCCCGATGACGCCCGCGCCCGCATTCAAGGCCAGATCGACCAGATTTACGGCCTGTTCGTCTCGACCGTCGCGGTGCATCGCCCGATGACAGAGGATGCCGTCCGCAAGACAGAGGCGGGCGTTTTCATGGGCCAGGCGGCGGTTGACGCTGGCCTGGCCGATGCCGTCGGCACGCTTGACGACGTGTTCGCAATGATCGGCGCCGACCTCTCGGCTGCACGAAACACCCAAAACAGAGGGCCATTCATGTCTACCGAAAACCAGATCACTCAGGCGACGCTCGATTCCGCTGTCGCCGCCGCCCGCACCGCCGCCCACGCCGATGGCGTCAAGGCTGGTTCCGAAGCTGAGCGTGCGCGCATCAGCGCCATCCTCGGCCACGCGTCGGCCAAGGGCCGCGAGACACTCGCCAATCACTTCGCCTTCAAGACCGCCATGTCGCCGGAAGACGCCGCCGCCGCTCTTGAAGCGGGGCCAGTCGCGGGCGCCACGCCGGTCTCGCCGCTGTCCGCCGTCATGGCCGATCTGCGCCAGCCCAACCTCGGGCCGGGCGGCGAGTGCAACGCCGCCATCGATCCGCCGAAAGTCATCGACACCGCCGCGATCTACGCGCGCCGCGCCGCCCGTCCCTCTCGTTGATTCCGGAGATATCGCCCCATGACCTCGCTTACTGAAACTCCGCACGCCGGTTCATTCCTGCTGTCGTTCGACGACACCGGCAATTTGTCGCGCGACAATATCGTGATCGCCTCCGGCCAGGGCGTTCTCCAGCCGGGAACCGTGCTCGGCAAGATTACGGCCTCGGGCAAATACGTGCTGCGCGACGCGGCGGCGTCCGACGGTTCGCAGACCGCCGCCGGGCTCCTTTTCGACCGCACCGACGCCACATCCGCCGACGCCAAAGCGGTCGGCGTGTTCCGGCACGCCGAGGTCCGCACCTCCGGCTTGATCTGGAAAGACACCGACAACGCCGCCGCGCAGCTTGCGGGCCTCGCCTCGCTCGCCGCCGCTCAAATCATCGCGCGCTAAGGCGCGCATCCATTTCGCCGCCCCGTCCGGTCGGCGTTGCATCTCAGGAGACCCCGGCAATGCCCGATCTGATTATCAATATTTTCGACTCGAACGCCTTCTCTTTCCTCAGCCTCACCGACAGCATCAACAATCTGCCGTTCGTTCCCGGCCGGATTGGCGAGCTGGGCCTGTTTTCCGAAACGGGCATCACGACGACCGACGTCGCGATCGAGAACAAGGACGGCTATCTGGCGCTGATCTCGCCGACCCGTCGCGGCGGTCCCGGCGAAAGCCGCCCGAAGCTGCTGCGCGGCGCGCGAAAGCTCAACACGTCGCATTTCCAGATCGACGACGCCATTGTCGCCGAGGAAGTGCAGAACATCCGCGAATTCGGCACGCCTGCGAGCGCCCGCACCATCGAAACCTATCTGGCCCAGCGCCTGGGCGAAGTCACGCCGAACTTCGACGCCACGCTGGAGCACCAGCGCGTCGGCGCCGTCAAGGGAATCATCCTCGATGCGGCGGGCAATACCGTCTACAACCTGTTCACCGAATTCGGCATTTCGGCTCCCGCCGACATCACGTTCGATCTGACAGCGTCCGGCAAGCCCCGCAAGGCCGCCGCCGCCGTCGTCCGCTCGGTCGCGCAGAGCCTTGGCGGCGTGGCCTATTCCGGTATCGCCGCCCTGGCGGGCGATCAGTTCTGGGATGCGCTCGTTACCCATCCCGACGTGGAGAAGACTTACCTCTACCAGGAAGGTCAGCAGCTCCGTAACGGCATCGCCTATCAGCAATTGACGTTCGGCGGCATCACCTGGGAAAACTACAAGGGCTATATCCCGCTCAACGATGGCAGTGGCGGCGTCTCGCCGTTCATCGGAACGACGGAAGCGCGCATTTATCCGATTGGCGTTCCGAATTTCTTCCGCACGGTGTTCGCGCCGGCGGATTACATGGAGACGGTGAACACCATCGGCCTGCCGCGCTACGCCAAGGCGATCCCGAGCGACAATAACAAGGGCGTGCGTCTTGAGTTGCAGACGAACCCCTTGAGCTATTGCACGCGCCCGGCCGCCCTGCGCCGCCTCGTCGGCAGCTTCTGACATGGCGTCCTATCGGGACCTTTGCGCGGCGCGACAGCCCTTGCTCGACGGCCATTTTGGCGAGCAGGTGCTGGTGATGCCGTGGCTGGCCGGCGACGTGTTCGCCGGAGGTCCCGATCCGTCGCTGCCGCAGTTTACGGCTGTCGGCGTCCTCGACTTGCCGACGAAAATTCAGCGTGTCGAGGGCGCGGCGGGCGTCACCGGCGCGCGGTCCGATCTGATCCAGCCAGACCCCCAAGTCGATTTCGCCGCGTCCGTATTCGACGCGGGGCTGACGCCGCAGAAAGGCTGGCGCATCGCCGCGACGTCGCGCGCGGGGGGGCCGGTCTTCAAAATCGTCGCGGTCGAGCCGGACGGGCTTGGCCGCGTCGTTTGCGCCTTGCTTCAGGTATGACCTTATGAGTGGGCTTTCCGGCATTGCTCTCCTTGTCATCCTGACGCAGGCGTTCCGCGCGCGCATGGGCTCAAGTGTCCGCGTTGAGATGCAGCCCGACAGCCCCGTTGACGCGACGCTCGGTCCGGCTGTGTGCGTCTTCGTCGAGCGCGCCTCGGCGCACCCCGGCGACGTCTCATTGATTATGGGCGATTCTCAAACCGGCCTGCGCGTTGAGCTTTTCGCGCCGGTTGACGCTGTTCCGGGGGCAAGCCCCGGCGCGGCGGCGCTCAAGGGGTCGACGGCGCTCTTTTTCATGTGGCGGGAATGCGTTGCCGCGCTCGCTCCCGACGCCAGCCCATGGGCGAAAATATGGGAATCTTTCCGCCTCTCGATTGCGGCGGAAATGTACGCGCCGCCGCTGTTTGAGACCGAGAAGGGCGTAAAGGTCGCCGCGCATGTCTATTCGCTCACCGTCGATGCGCTGTCCGACCCGCCTTTTGGCGAGCCTACGCAGGCATGGGCCGATCTGCTGGCGCAAATGCGCGCCGTTGGCGGCGAGCTGTCCAGCTTGGCCGATATTCTGGAGGCGTCAATTCGGGGCGGATCGCTGACCGTATTCGAGGCGCTCGCCGCGACATTTGGGCTTTCCGGCGACACAATGGCGTCCATCGGCCTCGGCGCCGCTCCCGACGCGATCCCGGCGCAAGTCGGCGCGGATTCCGGCGTTGTCGACGAGGAAGTGACGGCTTCCGCCAATCCGTCCACGCCAGATGTTCAGGTCGGACCATGACCCTCGAAGACCTGATTATGGAGCTTCAGACCGCCGTCACGGACTTGCGGTCCAGTCACGCCGATTTGCAGGCCCGCTTTGAGCGGACGTTTCGCAAGGGCAAGGTGACGGACGTTGACGCAACAAATCACCTTTACCGGCAGGAGGTCGGCATGGACGATGACGGCAACCCCGTCAAATCGCCGTGGCTCCCGTATTCGCAGATCGCGGGCGCGCTAAAGGTCCATTCGCCGCCATCGGTTGGCGAGCAATATATGGTGATCGCGCCGAATGGCGATCCTTCGCAAGCATTGGGCTTCCCCCACGGATGGTCTGACGCCAACCCGTCGCCGTCGAAAGACCCAGCCGCCGACGTTTCCGTGCGCGGCAATGTTATGAAGACCGTCAAGGACGGCCTGCATTTACTGGCTGTCGGAACGACAACGACGAACATGACCGCCGCCGCGTTGAAGTCCGTGTCCGATCTGGTCAGCCACGGCGTTACGGGCGGCCTTGCGTCGGTCGTGATGGACGCCTCCGGCATGGTGCATCAGGCCGAAAATAAAATCGCACACGTCGCCAAGAAAGTCCTTTTCAACTGCTGACGGGGCGTAAATGCTTTCGATACCGGATGTCAAAAACATTGTGCTTGGGCTGATAGGCGGATCGCCTCAACTCAAGACCGCGAGCGTCTTCGCTGAAAAGCTGAAGATCATCAAATCCATTGAAGGCGGGAACCTCGCGCCGTTGCTATCCCTGGTCAAAGCGGGCGGCATTGCCTCGATTTTGCAAAACCCGGTCGGCGCGGCGATTGGGGCGCTCAACGGCCAGATAGGCAGCGTGACGGCGGCGCTGTCGGCTGCCGCCGGCATCCCCGGGATTGGCGGCCTCGCTTCGGCTGTGTCAGGCTTGTCTGGCGCCGTGTCGTCGGTCCAGTCATTCACGAACGCCCTTTCCGGCATCACGTCTGGCGATATTGGTCCGCTCAGTCTTGTCGCCGCGAGCAACGTCAGCTCCATGATTGGGCAGTCTTTGCCCGCCGCGATCACCGCGCCGTTGCAGATGACGAGCCAGTTGAGCAGCATGGCGTCGACGCTTTCGAGTGTGACGAATGGCGTCATCTCCGGGACTGTCGCCGTGACGGACGCCATCGCTACGGTCAATGGCATGGCTTCGACGCTCACTGGCGTCGTATCCAACGCGACGGCGGCGCACGACGATCTTATGGGAGCGGCCTCATCGGTTTCGTCGGTGTCGGCTATGGCCGCGATTGTATCGGGCGCGGGCGGCGATGCTTTACAAGGCGTGTTTCAGTCGATGATCCAGCCGCAGCACCTCGCCACGATGAAAGCGGCGACAGACGAAATGATCGCAACATGACGGCCGGCGTTAACCGCAGGACAGGCCGCGTCCTGACCGGCCTCGCGCATGTCAAGCAATCGCTGCATGTGATTTTCACCACGCCCATCGGCACCCGCGTGATGCGCCGCACCTTCGGATCCGCTGTCCCGTCCTTGCTCGGCAAGGCCAACCTGACGCCGCAAGTGCTGCTGAATTTTTATGTTGCCGTCGCCATCGCCGTCGAGTTGTGGGAGCCGCGCTTTCGCGTGAGGCAGGTCGGCTATCCCGGCGCGGATAATTCCACCGATCGATTGCAACAGGGCCAGTTCGGCGTGCAGATTTCCGGCGACTATCGGCCAAACGCGCTTGAGGGCGATTTTACCGTCGCCTCGTCCGAAATCATCACGTTTTAGGAGGGGTCATGTCCGCGCCGACGATCATCGATCTCTCGTCCATTCCAGCCCCAGCCGCGATTGAGGCGCTGTCCTATGAGACGCTGAATTCGGCGTTTCTGACCGCTTTCCAGACGCGCTGGGCGACGTTGCGCGCGGCCAATCCCGAGTTACCCGATTACGACGTAGCTGTGCTTGAGACCGACCCTGTCGTCATCGTCGGCGAGGCCTATTCGGCCACGCGGCTGCTCGACCGCCAGCGCGTCAACGATGCGGTCAAGGCGGTTCTCGCGCCGCTGGCGCAGAAGTCCGATCTCGACAACATCGTGGCGCGGATCAATATTTCGCGCCTGACGGTCGCGGCGGCCACCGACACTTCCGCCGCCGTCATGGAGACGGACCCGGCGCTGCTCAATCGTTATTTGCTTGCCTTCGACCGTCCGAGCGCGGGAAGCGCCGACCGTTATAAATTCGAGGCGTTCACCGCCGTTCCTGTCCTGATCGACGTGGCCGTGCTCGGATTTGAAACACATGGCCGGCGCGGCGACGTTGACATTGTTTTGGCCGGTCCCGGAGGCCGCGCGCCGACGACGCTGGAGATCGCGGCTGTCTATGCCGCGTGTTCCGCATCGGGCGTGAAACCCGAAGCGACCTCGATCAGCGTCCTGGGCGCGACGCGGGCTCTTTACACGGGGGCGCTGGCGTTGACGATCCCGACCGGCCCGGACCCCGCGACGGTGCAGGCCGCTGCCTCGGCGAGCGTCTGGGCGGCGGCGAACGCCCGGCTGCTGATCGGCGCGCAAGTCCCTGTCGATGTGATTTCCGGCGCGGCCTATGGCGGCAATGTGCTTCGCGTGGACCGCGCCTCGCCTTCCGCCGATATCCCAGCCGATCCCTACACCATCCCGGTGATGACCGGCCTGACCATCTCCACGACGGTGTCGGGATGACCAATCCCGCCACCCTTCTTCCGTCAAGTTCGGACCTGTTCGAGGTCGCGGCGGCATCGGCGATGGATGACGGCGGCCTGCCGGTCCCCGTCCAGCAGATTGTCGATCCTGCCACGTCGCCGCTCGCCTTCCTGCCATGGCTGGCGGCGCATGAAAGCGTCGATCTGTGGTTCTCGGATTGGGCCGAATCCCGCAAGCGCACGGTCATCACCAACGCGCCGACCGACGCGTGGCTGAAGGGCACACGCGCCGCTGTAAACCGGTTCCTGGCCTATGTTGACGGATCATTGCTCGATGCGGTCTCCTATCCCGCGCGCTTCGCCGTGGGGCGGGCGGTCATGGGCCATACGCCGGTCAATCACCCGCCGTTTCTCGCGCGTTATCTCGTCAATGTGGCGACGGTCGAACCGGGCAATCCTTTCGTCATGGGCCGCGCCGCCATTGGCTCCGGTTCCGTCCGCAACCCCGATATGACGCCGATCAATCGCTGTTTGATGGCGCTGCGCGTCGCCCGCGCGCCTGAGACGCAAATTCGCGTATCCTTCGCCCATCACAGTCCCTTGTCGATTGACGATGCGCCGCCGCTCGACGGCTCCGCCTTTCTCGGCCAGTGGGTCGCCCGCTCGAATCTCTGAGGCTATTGCATGACCAAGCGCGTGATTTTTACCGACGCCGAAATTGCCACGCCGGATGATTTCACCAACATCGGCGTGTTCGCCCGCGCCGATGCGCAGACGCTCGCGGGCGGGGCCATCGCCTATCCGAACGCATGGGCGCGCTTCACCATTTCGCAGACCAGCGCCATTCAACTGGCGATCAATCCGGGCGCGCTGTTTCAGGACAATGTGTTTTACACATCGACGAGCGCGATCAACATCAATCTGCAAGCCTATCTGCCGCTAGTCACTAATGACCAGAAATGGGTTGCGCTGCTGGTTCGCGGCGCGCAGCAGACCGACAACGACAACCGCATGTTCGAGACGGACGTTTCAAGCGGCGCGACGGTTCAGCAAGCGACGCCGGTCGCCGACGAGCTTTATGTGCAGATCGTGGTGCAGGACGGCCTGCCGTCGCCCGCGCCGATCAAGCCGAGCATCGCCGGGTCGGATTGCTGCCTCGCCTTTGTGCTGCTGACGGCGACCGGCATTTCGCAGATCGTTTCCGGCGAGGGTTGGCGGCTTAAGACGCTGTTCGAGGTCGAGGGCCGCGTCACGGTTCTTGAGGCGGAATTTTCCGCCATTGCGCAGCGCACGGCGACGCTCGAAACCGACATCGCCAATCTCGCGGGTCAGCTAAAAACCATCCCTCGCGCGGAGCTAATGCAGCAGATTCAGGTCAATCTGAATAACCTCAATCTGGCGACCAAATTACCGGCGACGGCGCGCGCTTATTGGGAAGACCCCGGCTTGTTCGTCGACGATTGGGACATGACGAACGCAAGCTGGCTCGCGCGTATCTGGACCGGCGTGCGCTTTCCTTGGGCGTCGATCATCAACAATCAGCTTGGGCTACTGACGGCGGGCGATCCGCTGCTGACGATCACGAACAATTTCGCGCTTCCGGCATGGACGGAAATCACACGCATCAGCGTCGAAGGGATCGATGCCTATAAAGACATCTCGCAGCAGGTCCACACGGTCACGACTGCGGTCCAAAACAGCGTTTCGCGCACGGCGGTTTCTTATGGCCCGACGATCAACGTCTGCCAGAATATGACCGGATTCGCGACGCTCCCTAACACTGAGGTCGGCCAGACCTTCACGGCCAACGGCCAAACTTATGTCAACGATGGACTATCCACTGACACACAAGCGCAAAATGCCCTTCTCAACGGCGGAAACACTTTCAATGCGAATACATGGAACGCCGATCCAGCATCGGCGGGGCATAAGACCTACGCCGTGACGGAATTGCAGATCGATTCCTACACCGACACCTATTGGTCTTACATTACGACTTCGTACGGCGTGAACGGCTCGATCTACGCGCAGACGTTTTTGAACAGTCAGGCGATGATCGCTACTTCGGTCGATCTGTATTTTACCCGCGTCGATAATACGGGAGGCGATGTCCACCTTTTCCTTTGCGAGACGACCGCGACAGGCGAGCCAAATTGGTCTTCCGTTTTCGCGAATGTGACGGTCGCCTGCGGCGCTCTCTGCGTTGGCTGGAATAAATTTTCCTTCACGCCGACGCTGCTCGATCCTGGAAAGCGTTATGCGTGGTTTACCGTTACCGTGGGCAACCATGCGCTCGCGACCGTGGGCAACAATAAATATGCGCAAGGCTCGCTGTTCTGGTCCACCGATGGCGTTTGGGCGCAGGGCGACAATACGTACGATTTTGCCTTCCACGTCAATGCCGCTCAATTCGCATCGACCCGCGTCGTGGTCAATTTCCAGCCGATTGCGCTTTCTGGCGGCATGACGGAAATCAAACTGCTTTATGGCGGATGGGCGCCAAGCGGTACTCAATTCGTGTGGGAACTCCTTCCGGTCGGCGCGACCGCGTGGAGCACTCTGACGCCTCGCGGCACGGATAATCCGCTTTATGGCCTGCCAGCCCTCTGCCAGCTTCGCGCGACCTTCGTCGGCACAACGGACCTTATGCCGGCCATCGTGCTCGATACCAATGCCCGCGCGTGGGCGGGGCGGATGCAGGGGACGATGACCGCTCCGAGCAAACAGCAGCCATTTGGATTCTCGTCGTCGTCAATCACGGTCGTGACGACGGTCGATAATTTCGACAGCAATTTGCACACGTTCACCAACAAGCTGCTGTTGGCGTCCGGCGCGATCCTGACGCCTTCGGTCACGTCTCAAAGCGCCGATCCGACCGACGCGGCGCGGGTGACATTCACTTCGACTTTCACGCCGGACACGGGTCAGACCGGCGCCGCCGTCATGCCGACCGCGACGACTTCGACGGTCGTCAAGGTGCCGTTCGTGCAGGACATTATGATGTTTGCGGCTTGAGGTTGAAACATGGCGAATAAATCCACGGCGACAGGCTTCGACCCGGCCAAAATCGACCCGAACGCGGAATACGACGTGAAAGTCACGCAGCCATTGAGCTACGGCGCGGCGCGGCTGCTGCCGCTGCACGATCATACGATGACCGGCGCTTTTCTGACTCTGCTGGTCAATCAATTCGGCGCGGAGGTCATTCATGACGCTACCCGTCGCCAGTGACGACTATGCCGCGCCGAACGGGATGGCGCTTTCAAAGGCGGCATGGGACGCGGCTTTAACCGACATCGGCGCGCGGCTTCGCGCGGCGGAGGCGGTGCGGGCGGATTTTGACGCCCTGATCGCATCGGGAACCGGCGACGCGCTGGCGGCAATCGAGGCGAATGTCGGGCCAACGCTCGCCGCGCTGGAAGCATCCATCGCCACCGCGCAAGCCGAGATGACGACCGCACTAGGCCAGATTGCGACGCTTTTGGCGGGTAGTATTGCGGCGGACCATGTTAATTTTACACCAGCCGGAACGATCTCTTCGACCACGGCGCAGGCCGCGATAGCTGAAGTCGCCACCGATGCCGCCGCCGCTTTGGCCGCCGCTGTCGCGGCGATGATGACGCACCCCGTGTCCGCCAATACCTCGCTCGTCTCGGGCTACGCCTACCGCATCGTCGGCGGATCGTCGATCACACTCACCCTTCCCGCGTCGCCCGCCTCTGGCGATACGATCCGCATCACGGACGGGGAAGTCATTTCGCTCAGCAATCAGCCGACCATCGCGCGCAACGGCTACACGATCATGGGAAGAGCCAGCGACCTGACGATTGACGCTATCGGGGCCGATTTCCTGATCTGGTGGTCTGGCTCGGATTGGAGACTGTTTTAATGTCGTCACTCTCGCAATTTCTCAAGTCGACCGTTAACGCCTGTTTCGGCGCGGTCGGGACTCCGTCCCTGCCGGGCCAGAGTATTTTCGGAACCGGAAAATACGCGGCCTTTTATTCAAGCGGCTCCTGGATCGTCCCGCCGGGCGTGGCGCAAATCCGCGCCCGCGTGCATGGAGCTGGCGGCTCGGGCGGAGCGAGCAACACCGGGACGGGCAAGGCCACGGGCGGCGCGGGCGGGGGCTTTTCGCTCAAAACCATCCTGGTGACGCCGGGGACGTCTTACGCGGTTACGGTTGGCGCCGGCGGCGCGAGCATCAACGGTTCTGGTAACGGCAGCGCGGGCGGCACGTCGAGTTTTGATGTGGTCTGCTCCGCAACAGGCGGCGCCGGCGGAACTTATGCCGCAATGGGCGTGGCGATCAGTTCGACGCCTACGGGCGGCGCGGGTTCGGGCGGAGATATAAATTCCACGGGCGGATCATCCGGCACTATCGATGCGACGATAGTGGTGGCGGCTACAGGCGGCGGCTCGGCTGCGACGATTATCGGGAATGGGTTCGCGTCCGGGGCTTACACAGGTACAGGAACTAATCGCGGCGCGACGGGGGGCGCGTCCGTCACCGCCGCGTCTTCTTCCGGTTCGAGCACCGCGGGGTTCTCGGGCAATGGCGCCGGTGTCGGCGGTCAAGGCGGCCCGTCTCTTTTTGGCGACGTTGCTGCGCCGACCGTCGCCGGTCTTGGGACGCCCCCCTCATGGTCATTCCTGCGCTTCGCGGGCGATCTGCTATTCGGTGGCGGCGGCGGAAAGAGCACAAACACAACCCCAGCGGGGGCAGGCGGACCCGGCGCAGGCGGCGGGGCGGTGGGGATCGCTGGTGTGGGGTGTACTGCTGGCGCGGGCGGCGTCTTTGGCGGTGGCGGCGGGGCCGCCACTAACACATCCGTCGCGACTGGAGGCGCCGGAGGTATTGGCGCGGGCGGTGGGGGGGCGTCGGGGCCTACGGCAGTCTCCGGCGCGGGCGGCGACGGCCTCGTAATTGTGGAATGGTGATGAAATGACCAATTACGCGCGCATTCTCGACAACGTCGCCGTTGACATCTCCACCGATCCGCAGGCGCAGTTTCATGTGCTGGTCGCGGCTCAATTCGTCGAGGTCCCCGATGCCGTCGAGGCGGGCTGGATCGTGACCGGAGTCACATGGGCCGCGCCTGCCGCGCCGCCCGTCATCGCGCCCGTGCAGCAATATCTGCTGACGCCGAGCCGTCCGCAATTCCTGCTGATGTTCACATCCGCCGAGCGCGTCGCCATCCGCGCTTCGACCGATCCCGTCATCAAGGATTTTCTGGCTATCGTAGCCGATCCGGCTTTGGAATGGATCGACCTCTCGTTGGCCTCGCTACAGGAGGGCCTCGCTTATCTCGTCGCGTCCGGGCTGCTGACGAGCGACCGGCTCGCGGTCATCGAAAAGGGCTGGCCGCTGTGACGATCTCCCTCGTCATTCCCGACGACGGCGAGCCCTTGCCCGGAACAGATTTCACGATCTCGAACAACCAGACCGTGAACTTGCGCTTTCATTGGGCGCAGGGCGGGTCACCGGTCGATCTGTCCGCATCCAAACTACGGATGCAATGGCGGGCCGATCCAACTGTGACGGACGGCGATTTCGTCGAGTTTTCGACCGATAATTCGCTCATCATGATCGACCCGAATTCGCCCGGAGATTGGCTGCTGACGTTCGACTTCAACAAGGCGGCAAGCATTCCGGCCGGCCAATATGCCTATGATGCGCTGCAACTCGCCACGACCGACGCGCGCGTTTGGCGCCGTCAAAAAGGCAATGTGACCGTCGAGCAAGGCGTCACCCGCTAACCGCAAATTCCGACATTCCCCGATCTCAAGGAGTCATTCATGACATCGCCCACCTATGGCATCAACATTCTGGAAAGCACGAATTCTCCCCGGCCGGTACAGGCTGCGGACCTTTCCGTGATTGGCCTCGTGCTGCCGGCGGACGACGCCGACGCCACGACGTTTCCGCTCAATACTCCCGTAGTGTTCAATTCGTCCGACACTGCGTTTTTGTCGGAGGCCGGAACTGGCGATTTCTCCAACGCGATCAAGTCAATCGACAATCAACTGGCGCTTTTCCAGTCGGCGGCGCAGATCGTCGCCGTGCTGGTTCAGCGCGGATCGACCATCGACGACACTATCGCCAATATCGTCGGCTCGCAGGCGGCGGGGACCGGCCTTTACGCACTGCTGTCGGCAGGCCCGCGCCTTGGCGCGATCCCGCGCCTGATCGCCTCGCCGGGCTACACCGGGCGCATCGTCACGGCGAGCGGCGGCTCGACGGCGGTCGCCAGCGCGGCCAAGAGCGGCGGCAATATCGGCAACGGCACGGTCACGCTCGGTGCGCCCGCGTTTCTGGCCGGCGCGATCATCGGGACTTACAAGGTGCGATGCACGGGCGGCGGCCGGTCTGCGACCGCTGCGATCAAGGCGGGCGGCAATACCGGCAATGGTCTGATTTCCGGCGTCAGCGCGGGAAGCAGCACGACGGCCAAGGGCGCGTGGACCGTCACTTGCGTTTCGACTGCGGTCAACGGCGGACGCTTCTCTGTCCAGTCTCCGACGGGGCTGGACGTGGGCGAAGCTGTTGTGGCGACGCCGTTCGTCGGCGCGGTCAATTTCACCATCGCGGACGGCTTGGCAGATTTCATCGTCGGCGACGCTTTCGTGATTACCGTCGTCGAGGCGGTTCCGACCAACGGCGGCGTGTTCTCGGTGCAGGCGCCCAATGGGGCCTATCTCGCCACGGCGTCCGTTGGTTCGGCCTATGCCTCGCAGGTGGCCTTCACGATCAATGACGGCGCGACCGATTACGCCATCGGCGACGGGTTCGACCTCACCGTGACCGGCGTCGCCGGTTCGGCGGTCGCCAACCCGATCACTGCCGCGCTTCCCGCCGTGTTGAATTCGCTGCTTGGCGTCGCCGTTGTCGGCGGTCCCGGAACGGGCGTGCTGGCCGATGATTACGCCTGGCGCCAGACGCTCGCCTCGGATCGCCTCATCCCCGCCGACGCATGGGTCATTCCCGGGTCCGGTTCCGGCTATACGGATGGTGTGGCGGAAGCCCTCGGCCTGTTCGTCGCGGTCGATTTCCAGCACAAGGGCCTGCCGTTCTGGTCGATTTCCGGCCAGCAGGTGCAGGGCATCGGCGGGCTGAAAAATTACTACCCGTTCAGCCTCACGGATGGCGCGACGCAGGGCCAACAGCTTCTGGCGCAGCAAATCAGCGTGATCGAGCAAGGCGTGATCGGCTCCGACACGGCGGTTTCGTCAAGCGGCTTCGTCTGGGTAGGCGTGTGGAACGCGTCCACCGATCCGCTCAAGTGGTTCTACAACAAGCGGCGCGGCAAGGACTTCGTCTATCTCGCGCTGCTCAAGTCGATCCGCCTGCGTCTCGGCGTGGACAATGTGACGCCTCACGCGATTCAGGCGGTCGAGAACGACATGATTGTGCTCGGCTCCTACCTTCTCGCCAATCAGGTTTCGCTCGGCTTCAAGGTCAGCTTTGACCCGTCGCTGAACAGCCCGAGCGAGTTGCAGCAGGGCCGCTTCACGCTGGACTTCTCGAACGAAATCCCGGCGCCGATCACCGTCGTCACCGTCAACGCCTCCGACTATTACGACGCGCTTACGGTCGAACTCGCCACGCTGATTGCGCAGGCTTCGACCCTCGCCCCGCAATATATCTCCTGATCCTGACGCCAGCGCGTCACGGCGGCGCGCTGGCCCTCCGCAACCCATTTGTTAGAGGCATGACATGGCATCTCTGTGGATTCCAGAAACCGTCAACCTGTTCGCTTCCGATGACGGCCCGAATAATTCCAAGCACCTGCAAATTTCCGGCGTCACGCTTCCGAAGCTGTCGGAGAAGACGCAGGAACACCATGCCGGCGGCGCCATCGGCGCCATCGAAATCGCCGGGCTTGGCATTGACGCGCTGACCATCGGCTTCAAGCTTGCCGGCTACGATCAGCAGACGATGGCGCAATTCGGTCTCGGATCGACCGGGACGAAGCCCTATACCGTTTACGGCGTCATTCGCGACAAGAACGGCAACACGCCGATTGAGCTGAAGGCGGTGGCCTGGGGGCGATTGACCTCCGTCGAGGCGTCCGAATTCAAGCGCGGCGACCTCGCCGACCAGACGCATGAAATCAAGGAAATCACGCGCTATTCGCTGTTCTGGAACAAGTCGGAGCTTTATTATTACGACTTCTTCGCCAGCCAGTGGCGGGTTAACGGCGTCGATCAGCTTGCCGCAATCAACGCGATTTTGCGCATCGGCTGATGGCGAACTAAACGCCAAGGCCGCAACAAAATCATGAATCCGAACAAGGCGAATTGATCATGAGTGAAGAAAAAGCGGTCGCGACATTTGTCGGAGGCAAGTCGCGCGCGAAAACGGTTGCGCTCGACTGGCCGGTGGAATTTGGCGGGAAGGAATATCGCGAGGTTCATGTCTCTCGGCTGACGGTGAAAGAGGTGGCGGATTTTATCGATGGTCTCGATGACGACGCTGGCGTCACCATGGCGCGGCTTCCGATGTTCCGCGACGCCGCTGGCGATCTCATTCCTGACGCCGTGCTTTCCGCGCTCGACGACGACGATAAGTTCGCTCTGGACGAGGCCGCCCGCGATTTTTTGCCCCGCCGGTTCCGGGCCGCGCCGGAGGAAACTTCGCCCCCGGCGGATGGCGCTCCTATCGGGCCTTCGTCAAGCGCATAATCGGCTGGTCCATGGCTGAAATCATGGCCATGGCGTGGGATGAGCTTCTGGCGGAAATGCGGGAAGCGATGCGCATTGAAGGGCTGGTTTAATGGCGAATCTGACATCGACACTGTCGATCATGCTCAAGGACGACGTGACGAAGCCCGCCCGCTCCGTCGCGCAAGCCCTGAAGGACACGGAGTCCGAAATCAAGGCGGTGTCCAAGGCGATGGCCGGTACGGGCGCGACAGACAAGTTTGTCGCGTCGCTCTCGAAGCTTCGCGTCGCCAAAAGCGACATCGAGCAGGTCGCATCGGCATGGAAGAATTACGCGGCTTCTGCCGGACTGGCGGGCAACGCGTCGTCCTGGACGAAATCGCAGGCCGCAGGCGTCAAAGCCTGGGAGTCTCAGACCATCGCCTCATTGCGGGCGGTGAAGCGGGAACAGGCGGCCTTCTCGGCGGCGCAGCGGCGGACGACCGCCGCGCCGGGCGGCGACCAAAAGGACGCCACAAAAGGGTCGCGGTTTAATCTGCTGCCTCTGGGCGTCGGCTACCTCGCCGCGCACACCGGCAAGGAAGAGGTCAAAAAGATCGTCGATAAGTATCGCGATGCGGATCGGTCATTGCGCTATCAGGGCGCCATGGCCGAACTGACGCCAGAGGAACGCGCGAGCCGGTTCAAGCAGGCG